TCAGGGGATAGCCAGAAAAAAGGGGAAGTAACAGGTGGGGAATGACCTCCTTCCGCCGCCTGCGGGCGGCACCTCCCTCCAGAGGGAGGCTTTGGAGGAAGGCACCTCATCCGGCGCTGCGCGCCACCTTCCCCTCGGAGGGAAAGGCTATGGAGCTATCGGCGGATGAGCTGGGCGCACTGGTGGGATTTTCGGGAGGCAGAAGGATCAGGCAGATTGACAAGGATCTGCCGGAAAAAGAAAAATTGCTCCAAAAGGGTGAGGGCGGTAAATACGACCTGGCCTTTTTTGTGCAGCAATGGGCCGCCTACCAGGTAAAGCAGAATGGCGGGAAAAAGGATCTGGATCTTGGGGATATTGAAGCCCAGCATGAACAGCTAAAAATGGAGATCACGCAAATCAAGCTGGACCAGATGCGGGGTGACATATGCTCCACATCCGAGGTATACAGGCTTTGGGCGGAGGTGGCCAGGACCGTTACCGGAAAGCTGATGAGCATTCCTTCTACCCTGGCACCACGAATCACCGGCATGGAAAACACTGAGTTGGTGGAGGCGGCTTTAGACAAGGAAATACGTGATTGTCTTGCTGCCGTATCAAGGACACCGATGCCCAAGGATGTGATGCAGATTGGATTTGAAAGCCTTATGGACAAGCACGATGATGATGTTCCGGCCCCCGGAGAAGATGAAAGTAAGTGAGTGGGCTGAAAAACACATTGTGCTACCTGGAGAATCCAGCGCGGAAAGGGGACCATGGAGGAACAGCCGGGCGCCGTACCAGGTGGAGGTTATGGATGCGTTGGTACAGCCGGGCGTTGAAAAGATCATAATTGTTGCAGGTGCACAAACGGGTAAAACAGCGGTGATGCTGAACATGATTCTGTTCATTATCGATGTGGACCCTGGACCGATTCTGTATGTGCAGCCGACAAAGGATACTGTAAAGGACTTTTCCACACGGCGTATCGCCCCAATGATTACACAATGCAGGCAAGTGGCCGGTAAAGTGGCTGAGGCAAAGAGCAGGGACAGCAGCAATACCCTTTTTATGAAAACCTTCCCCGGTGGAAGCCTTGCTTTAACGGGTGCAAACAGCCCTGCAGAGTTGGCCAGCCGGCCGATACGGTGGCTGTTCCTGGATGAAACGGACCGTTTCCCGGACAGCGCAGGGACAGAGGGAGATCCCAAAGCACTTGCTGAGGCACGCACAACCACCTTCTATAATAAAAAAATCGTTGAATGCTCCACACCAACGGATGAGAACAGCCCGATTGAGGAGGAGTATTCCAAAGGCACCCAGGAGGAATGGCAAAAGGAATGCCCCGGCTGCGGAAAGTACGTGCATCTTGTTTGGGAACAGATGCGGTATGAGTATGAGGAATACAAGGACCGGAAAGGCAAATCACAATACAGCGTGAAATGGGTGCTGTGGCAGTGCCCGCATTGCCAAGGCATGTTCAAGGAAAGTGTGATGCGCCGGGCACCGGGGAAATGGGTTGCCCATAACCCCAAGGCGGAAGGTGTACGGAGTTTCCGCTTCAATTCGATCACCAGCCCGTGGAACAAGTGGAAGGACATTGTAGCCAAGTACCTGGACGCCGGCACGGATGAAACGAAGCTGAAGCCTTTTTATAATACTGTGCTGGGCGTGGCTTATGATAAGCACCCGGAATCTGACGGGGTACCGGAAATGCTTGTTGCCAGGCGGGAACCGTATGGGGATGCGGATATTCCCAAGGGGGCATTTGTGCTTACCATGGGAGTGGATACCCAGGATAACCGGCTGGAATATGAGATTGTGGGATGGGGCTACAATGATGAATCTTGGGGCATACAGCGCGGATACATCATGGGGAGGACGGACCTGCCGGAAGTATGGAAGGGACTGGACCATCTTGTAGACAAGGAATGGAGCGTAGAAGGTACCACCGTTGCACTTAAAATCGCCATTACGTTTGTGGACAGCGGCGGTCACCGGACACAAGATGTTTACCGGGAGTGCAAAAAACGGGAAGGAAAGCGCGTGTTCCCGATCAAGGGTGAGGATGGGCAAGGGAAGGAATACTGCTACCTTAGCAAAACAAAGACCAAGCAAAACCTTTTTATAATCGGGGTGGATTCTGGAAAAGAAGCGATTCAATACGCGGCCGGGGTGAAAGAACCTGGGCCGCGTTATTGTCATTGGCCCGATGATCCCATGCGCGGGTATGACAAGGATTATTTCAAGGGACTGTTTTCCGAAAAGCCGGTTGTGCACTTAAAGAATGGGCGCTCTGTGATGGTATGGGAAAAAGTAACCAATGACCGGAACGAGCCGCTTGACTTGCGTAATTATGCGCGGGCGGGATTCAGACGGTTCAATTGGCCAATGAAAGAAATTGAAGCCAGGCTGTATGGGATAAAGACCGTTACTGCTATGAGGGCAAAAAAGAGTGGGCAGGTAAGCCGTGGCGTCAGCTTATAGAAAGGGGGAACGGTAATGGATTTGAGTTTTGCAAAAGACATGCAGGCCGCCTATTACGATTGCGAACGGGTATTGGTGGAGGGCAGTGTGAAGAGCTATAAAATCGGAAACCGGGAGCTTACCAGGCTTGACCTTGCAGATATCAGGAAAGGACAAGCCTTCTATGACAAACAGGTGGCCATTCTTTCCGGGACGGCCAATGGAAGATCAGGAAGAATGGTGGTGCCGCGTGACCTATGAGCGAGATTGAGAAGAAAGAGGCCATGCGGCCAAAGCATGTTGACCGGCGCGTGATGCTTGGCGGCGGGTACGGGGCATACGGAGGAAATACCAGCAAAACGGTGGTATTGGGGTGGAACACCAACAGCGGGAGCGCCGAGGATGACATTGACCTAAACGCTTCCAAACTGCGGCAACGGTCCAGGGACCTGGACGCGGGCGGAGGGATTGCCAGGGCCGCCAATGTGACCATGACCACCAGCGTGGTAGGGCCAGGACTTTTGCCAAAGCCGAAGCCCAAAACGAAGGTGCTTGGTATTACAGAGGACGCGGCAAAAGAGTGGGCGGAAATATGCTTGAATGAGTTTGAAGTATGGGCGGGGGAAAAAACATGCAGCGCGGACCTGAAAGCCAACTTCAGCCAATTGCAGCAACTGGCAATGAAAAGCCAGTTGGTAAGCGGTGACTGCTTTGCTTTGCTGCCTCTATTCGAATGTCCGGGAACACCGTATCAAACACATATCCGCTTGCTGGAAGCGGACCGCATAAGCACGCCTGACAGCAGCGGTGAAAGCACGATCAAGGAGCTGACCGGAGGGGCAAAGATCGTGGATGGCATCGAGATCGACGCACAAGGCGTGGTGAAAGCATACCATATCGCCAGCCGGCATCCGCTGGCGTCCTCCGGAAGCGGACAAACGACCTATACCAAGGTGGAGGCTTACGGAAAAGATACGGGTATGCCGAATGTGTTGCATTTGGTTCGGTTTGAACGCCCGGAGCAGCGCCGCGGCGTACCGTTTATTGCTGCCATGATACTGACGCTCAAGCAAATGACCAGGTATACTGAAGCGGAACTGATGGCCTGCGTTGTAAACAGCTTCTTCACTGTTTTCATACAGCAGCAGGCAGATATGCCGGGCATGCCGGATGCCATGGAGGATGTGGTAGCAGAAGGTGACCGGGTAACGCAGGATGAGGACAAAATCGAGTTAGGGGCCGGGGCTATCATCAAACTGAAGCCGGGGGAAACAATCAACACGGCAAACCCAGGACGACCCAACGGTAATTTTGATAAATACGTTGAAGCCATGTGCATACTGATTGCCGCAAGCCTTGGCATATCGAAATCCATACTCCTGAAAAAATTCGAATCCAATTATACCGCTGCGCGTGGTGAGCTTCTTGAGTTCTGGAAGGAAGTGAAAACATGGCGTAGCGGTTTCATAGATGACTTTTGCAAGCCGGCGTATGAGGCCTTTTTGGCGGAGGCTGTGGCGTTGGGAAGGATACAAGCACCCGGATTCTTTGATGATCCTGCAATACGACACGCGTGGTGCAAGGCGGAATGGATCGGAACCACCATGGGGCAGATCGATCCGCTGAAGGAAGTCAAGGCCGCTAGAGAGCGCATGGCCGCAGGGCTTAGCACAGGGGAGCGGGAAGCTGCGGAAATGAACGGAAGCGACTTCACGGAGAACATGATGCAGCGTGACATTGAAATTGCCATGGAGCCCAAGCAAGAAGCCAAAGGGAATGGAAAGCCAGCGCCGGCCAAAGAAACGGAAGAGGAGGAAGAGGAAGAATGAGCCAGCATGTGCGGATGCTCATCAGCAGCATGATGAAGTCAGAAGATGTCGGGGAGATATTTATAAACGGTATCATATACCCTTATAAATCCGACAGCACTGTATCATCCAAGGAAACAAGAGAAGCCCTTTCCAAAGTAAAAAATGCGAAAAAGCTCAATATCCACGTGAACAGCCCCGGTGGGATTGTTACCGAGGCGGTGGATATGATGGACCAGATCAGGGAGCACACGGCCAAGGAAAAGAACGTGCATGTTGTTATGGCCGACAGCGCAGCTACGCTCATTCTTCTTGTGGCAACACATGTTTCCATGATTGAGGGTGGAGAAATCATGATCCACCGGCCATCGGGGGGTATGTGGGGGAACGCCGATGATATGCTGCGGGAGCATGAGGTGCTGACAAAAAAAGAAAAAGAGATCTGTTCCATGTACGCAGCGTTCTGTAAACAGCCGGAAAGCGACGTATGGGAAAAGATGAATAAGGAAACCTGGTTCACTGCCCAGCAGGCGAAGGATTATGGATTTGTGCATGAAGTCATCAAGGTGGTTGATGACAATAAGCAATCCATGATTACCAGGGGGCAGATGGTCATGTTAGGGTACATGAACGTGCCCGAATGGGTGATGAACCGGCTGCCGGATAAGGAGGAGGGGACACCTCCTTCCGCTGCCTGCGGGCAGCACCGTACGGAAGGCGAAGCCTGGAGTATTGGAGCGGGCGACAATGCGGAACACCGGCCAAGCGAAGCGCAGGTCGGTGCGAAGGCTCCAGAGGGAGGCATAGATGCAGAAAGCGCCGCGCAAGCGGCGTTTTCAAATATAACCAATAAGGAGGTTACCATTATGACCTTGGAGGAATTGCGTCAGCAACACCCTGATATTGTGCAGCAGATTGAAAATGCTGCCAAGCAAAGCGGGGTAAACGAGGAACGGGCCAGGATGCAAGCACTGGACAAGGTGGCGTTGCCTGGCTATGAGCAGATGGTGAAGGATGCCAAATATGGCGATAAACCTTTGACCGCTGCGGATGTATCCATGCAGATCGTGGAGGCGCAGATGGCAAAGGGGCCTAATTTCATTGCCACCAGGCAGCAGGAGACCGCGACGATGAAGGAGGTACCCGCGGCGGAGGTACCCGGAAAGCCGTCTGATACGGCTGAAATGGACAAGATGTCTACGATGTGTGCAGGCTTCGCACAGGACAAGAGTACCGTAAAGGTTGCACAGTAAAGAGCAAGAAAAAACAGAAGGGAGAACAGTATGGGAAATTTGTATGGAAACATCGGGACAAGCACGCCTACGAGCCTGTTAGCTGATCCCATTGGGGCAATCCGCAAAACGATTGCCGTTACTTTGGGACACGGGGATCTTACCCGCGGCACGGTGATGGTGAGAAATGCCACCAGCGGACTGTATGAGCCGGCAACGGCGGATACGCTGATTGCAGGCAGCATTGCCGTGGTTCTTGCGGATGACGTGGCCACCGGGACAGCAACTGCGGGCACTGCACAGGCCGCCACGGCATGGTTCAGGGGAAGGTTCCTGCGTGGAAAGGTTAAACTTGCTGCCGGAGTATTGCCTGCGGCGAAGTATGGTGTGCTCAATGGTATGGGGATCATGCTGGAAGAATTCATACCGGGTGCTGGCGCGGAAACAACGTTCAACAATGTGATACCGCCCTCGGGTGGTTGATAGCAATCCTCAGTCTCGCTTCGCTCGCCAGCTCCTTTCAAAAGGAGCCATATTCCTTCCGCCGCCTGTTGGCGGTTTTTTTATGCAAAAATATGATTGGAGGCATTTTCATGGCAGTTGACATTTACTCCCCGTTGTTTCAGCTTCAGTCGATCAAAAAGATGAAGCCCATCTCCAGAATTTTAACTGAGATGTTTCTGGTGGAAGGCCGGGCCGTGCCCCAGGAAATCGCCATTTGGGATGTGAAGAAGGGGCAAAACCGGATGGCGCCATTTGTTCACAAAAACGCGGGCGGTGTGGTGACCGGCCGTACCGGGTTCGCGACGGAAAAGATCGAGTTCCCCAAAATCGCACCGGAGCGTGTCGTGGAAATGGAGAACATTGACAGCCGGATGTTTGGGGAAAACCTCATCAGCGAAAGGACGCCTGAACAGCGGGCCTTGGAACTGATAGCCGAGGACCTGAACGACCTTCGGGACATGATCGCCTGCACCAAGGAATGGATGGTAAGCCAGGTCCTTTTCCAGGGGAAATTGGACTTGCTCATCTATGTGGACGGCGGCAGGGTTGTGGCAGCCCCGGATTGGGTGGATTTCGGTTTTACCAACAATTTCACGCCGAC